ATCGGGGAAATCCTCGAATGCTGGCAGTGGTCGCAACAAGGATCACTGCTGTACCTGCCGACGCCAGAGCTACGCAACGTGGCCGTCAAGTCCGGGGACCGTCTATGCCTGAACCTGCAAATCGCGCTCGGTGGCACGCGCACATGGTCGGGTTGGGTCGCCTGGGAAGAAATCTGATAGCCGGAGCGACGCATGGCGCTCCTGTTCGCCCACGGCGCTGTTCAGTGGTTAACCACTGACACGCTGAGTTCGACGAAAGTCGTCACTGGCCTTGGGTTCAGCCCGAAGGCCATACGCTTCTATTGGGTCGGGCTACAGAACGCCGCTGATGCACTGTCCGAGGCGGTCAGCGCGCGGCGCGGCGTGGGCTTCGCCGTCGATGCGTCGAACAGGCGTTGCATTGGCACCTTCTCGTTGGACGGGGCCGCTGCGGCAGATACCGATGTCGTTGCGTGCAACGATGCCGTGGTCGTTACAACGAATGGTGCCGCTGCCAGGGATGGTTTGCTGGACCTCACCGCCATCGGCGCCGATGGCTTCACGCTGACCGTCGATGACGTAACACCGGCAAACCTCACGGTCTTTTGGGAAGCGTGGGGCGGAACCGACATAACGTCAGTCGTGCTCGGTGACATCACCGAGCCTGCGGCCAACGGCGCTGTCAACTACACCGTCAACGGGTTTACGCCGGACGGGGCAAACCAAGTCGTGATGTTCGCTGGTTGTCAATCGACGACCACGATGAACACGGCTCAGGTCAACGACGCTGGCTGGCATGTAGGTTTCGCCACCGGAACCGGCAACAACCAGATCACCGTCTGCGGTAATAGCGACGAGGCCTCAACCACGATTGACACGGACGGCTACTGCCAGACGGGGCAGTGTTTGTCGATGATCGTGGTTGCCGGTGGAACCTCGGTGAATGCCCGCGCCGCGCTGACTGCGTGGGGCACCGATCAGTTCACGCTGGACTGGACCCGTGCGACGACGGGTCGCCGCACCGTGTTCATGGCGATCAAGGGCGGCAACTGGAATGCCGGGTCGGTCACCATCGCCGGTAACAGCGCCAGCTCGACAGCCACGGTCAGCGGCCTGTCGTATGCCCCGCTCGGCATGTCGCTGCTCGGGAACATGCGTGCGCAGAACACCGCGAACACCAGCACAGCCCCTGACCGGCTGGCGTTCGGCAGCGGCAGCAGCACGAGCAGCCGCCGGACGATGAGCGTCTACGACGAGGACAGCGTAGCGAACACTGAAGTCGACACGACGATCCAGTACGACCAAGTGCTCGCTTACCCGAGCGCCACGGCGACGCTGCTCACCGCCTACGACATCAACGCGATGAACTCGGACGGGTTCCAGCTCATCACGGATGTTGCTGGCGGTGTTGCGAGTGAGTGGATCGGTTACCTGACGTTCGGCTCGGTTCCGCTCCGCAACTACCCGCACCCGATCCAGCTTGGCGGCGTGTTCCGCGAGCCGACATATGTGCGGCACGGGCGGGGCTTCCCGAAGGCGCGCAGGCTTCCGCTGAATTGGTATGGCGGAGAAGCTGTAGCCCCACCGAGCGCACTCGTCGAATCGAACGCGATCATCGATGCGTTCACGGCTTCGGTTGTTTACAACGGCATTTTGGCCGAAACCAGTGCGATCACTGATGCCCCGTCTGCCACGAATGTTACTGCGGCAGTCTTGGCCGAGTCCCACACAATCACAGACGCGCCGTCAGCTAGTTATGTGGCTCCGGTTGCTTTGGCGGAGTCCCACGCCATCGCCGACGCCCCCGACGCCACCAGGACACTCCCGGCGGCCCTAGTTGAGTCCCACGCCATCGCCGACGCCCTGAGTGCAACTGCGGTGGCTACAGCCGCCCTGGCGGAAACGAACCCGATTACCGACGCGCCGTCTGCCACGAATGTTACTGCGGCAACCTTGGCCGAGTCACATGCTATTGCAGATGCGCCATCGGCCCTGACACTGGCTCCGGCGACTTTGACCGAGACCAATGCCATCACGGACACCACCGACGGGCAAAAACTAATCCTCGGTGATCTCGCAGAGTCCAGTGCGGTGACGGATCAAGTCACTGGTGCGGCGACACTTCCTGTGGTACTGGCGGAGTCCCACGCGGTTACCGATGTCGTTGGTGCTTCGGCGACGATGCCCGCTGCACTATCCGAGTCACATGCGGTCAGTGACAGTACGGATGGCACCAAAGTACAACCGGTGGATCTCACCGAAACAAATTCTATATCAGACGCTACAGACGCGGTCCGGACACTAGTGGCGACCGTGGCCGAAACGAATCCAGTTGTCGACACTACTAGTGCTGCGACGGGCGCGATCGCGGTTATGTCCGATACTAACGCGATCACGGACACAGTGACGGCGTTAACTCTAGCCTCAGTAATACTTGCCGAGTCACATGCCGTCAGTGATACGATGGACGGTACAAAGATTCAGCCGGTTAACATCGCCGAATCAAACGCGGTTACCGATGCACCGAGTGCGACCGTGCTCTACGGTGGTTTGTTGGCAGAATCGGCCGCCGTTACTGATGCCCCGTCGGCTTCGATGGTGACCACGGTCGCCATAACGGAGACCAACCCCATCACAGATGTTCCGAGTGCGGAACGACTAACCACGGCGACGTTGTCTGATACCAACGCCATCGTCGACAGTACGAGTGCGGCGATAGCGATACCCGCCGATTTTGCGGATACTATGGCTTCGTCGGACATCTTCGGGGCCGTGATGACGGTCGCCGCCAATATCGTAGAAGCTGCGACCATCGAAGACGCTTTCGACGGATTCATCACGTTCTTGGTGGCTCTCGAAGAATCGATGAGCATTACCGACATGATTCGCACCGGCGGACCACAGTTCGCAAGTATCGAAGAATCTGTATCGATCAGTGATTTCATTGATTTCGTGCGCTTCGTGCGCGTGTACACAGTCAATCCGGAGCACCGGGCGCTGTTGATCGCCGCCGAGAATCGGTTGCTTACATTGAACGCCGAGGATCGAGTCAAGGTGATCGATACTGAAAACCGAAACCAGGAGATATGATTATGGCCACCGAAACGTTCGTCGTCGATTCGAAGACGGGTAAAGCCACCATCGTCAAGGATGATGATGCGGTACTTGATTATACGTTCGATTGGACGTCGTGGCTCGATCTCGTCGGCGATTTCATCGCGACGGCATCGGTTCCGGTGATCGATCCTACCGGCGGCGCGGGAGCACTGGCTCTCGATCTGACGGCACCGCACACGTCCGGATTCGTGATCGTCGGTAAGACGGTCGTGGTGTGGTTGAAGGACGGTCTCCCTAGCACCACGTACCGCGTGACATGTCGTATCGTCACCGTTGGGGCGGCGAGTGGAGCACGCACCGACGAACGGAGTGTGTACATCAAGATCAAAGAACGTTGATATATGGCCATCGAATTTCGTCTTTACGAAAAGCAGAAGCGAGCGCTGATGTCATCGGCGCAAGAAATTCTGTACGGTGGAGCCGCGGGTTCTGGTAAGAGTTACATGATGCGCGTTCTCGCCATCATCCTAGCCATGGAGATTCCGAATCTGAAGGTATTCCTGTTTCGTCGCATGTACAAAGAATTGTACATTAACCACGTGTATTCACCGGACGGTTTTTTGAACATGATGCGACCGTTCATCGACTCCGGTGACGTGCAATTCAATAAATCCGACGGAGTGTTCAATTTCTTCAACGGAGCCCAAATCTACCTCTGTCACGCACAACACGAAAACGACATCCAGGCGTACCTTGGCGCAGAAATCCATTTACTGTTGATCGACGAAGCTACACAGTTTTCGGAGAAGATGATCCGATTCATCCGTACGCGCGTGCGCTTGGGCGGATTAGACATACCGCCAAAGTGGAAGGGCTTATTGCCAAAAATTCTGTACGGCACGAATCCGGGCGGCATAAGTCACGCGTACTTCAAGCGCGGATTCGTACAGCACGGTGAGGGCCACATTTACAAGGCGCCGGTGCAGGATGGCGGTATGAGCCGAGAGTTCGTACCGGCGAGGGCTCGAGAAAATATCATCATGATGCGGAACGATCCGAGTTACGACGAGCGAATCCTAGGTCTCGGCGACGATCGGATGGCCCAAGCGTATCTGGAAGGCAACTGGGATTTGGAGGCCGGTGCGGCGTTCGGCGATCTATGGGATCCGAACGTTCACATTATCGAATCTCTCGAACTACCGAGATCGTGGCGGATTGATCGATCACATGACTATGGATACTCTGCGCCTGCGGCTACCCTATGGTGCGCCGAAAGTGACGGGTCTCGAATCATCGTAAACGATCGTGAGGTGACGATCCCTCGTCGAAGCATCATCGTCCTTTCGGAACAGTATCTGGCCGACAAGGAGGATAAGGGTCTGAAGTTACTGCCGTACGAACTCGGTCGTCGGATATATGACCACGAGTTGTACACCGGTTATCGAGAACTGATCCAACCGGGACCCGCCGACGCATCGATATTTGACAAAGATCGTGGGATGACGAGCATCCATGACGAGTATGTTCGCAACTACGTCCGATTCACGAAGGCCGACAAACGACCCGGTAGTCGTGAGCGCGGCTTTGTGATCTTCCGTCAGCGGTTGAAGGCCACATTGACCCATAATATCGAACAGCCGTGGATCTTATTCCATCGAAACTGTGTGAACGCCATTTCGCAAATGGCCGAATTGCCGATCAGTGCGGAAAATCCACAGGATGTGGATACTGCCGCCAACGATCACATATACGACGTAATCAGGTACCGCCTATTGAAGAGCATCCTGATGGCGGAATCGAGTGAACTGTACGGAACGTGAGGACCATAAAATGCCCAAACCCCTGAGCGAATTTGCGACACTCGATTTTCTCGAGATAGTACCGGACTATGTCACGATCCGTGATTGCTTCAAAGGTTCCAGAGCCATCAAGGATTCGACGACAAAGTACCTCCCACAGCTCAAAGGTCAATCTGTCCAAGATTACGCCAATTATCTGTTCAGAGCGTTATTCTTTCCGATCACCGGTAAGACGTGTACGACTATGGTCGGTATGGCGACTACAAAACCTCCGGAGGTCAAATATCCGCCGACGATGGAACCGTACTTCTCCGACACGAGTTCCGGGTACCAGTTCACGGAAACCTACGTACGCATGTTCACCGAAGTACTGCTGATGGGGCGGTACGGCGTGCTGATCGATGCGCCGATCAACGGCAACACCAGTCCGAAACTGGTTCCGTACGTCGCCGAAAACATCGTGAGGTGGCGCGAAAACGGATATGGTAGGTTGCTCGAACTCATGCTCCGTGAGTACGTGGCCAAACCGACCGATAAGAAATACGAGACCAAATTGGCGGTGCAGTACCGTCACTGTGTACTGGTCGAAGATGTGTATACAGTGTTCGTTTTGGACGAAGATCTGAACCAGGTATCCGGCATCGTACCCACATTTTCGGGTCAACCCATCGACTTCATCCCGTTCGTATGCTGCGGATCGTCGGGCGTACATATGTCCGTCGATCGTCCGCCGATGCTCGACATCGCCACCATAAACGTATCGCATTATCTGAGTAGTGCGGATTTAGAGTGGGGGCGCCACATCACTGGATTACCGACACCAGTCGTATCTGGCGTGGACAGTTCGACGAATCTATCCATCGGAGGTACTTCTGCATGGATCTTGCCCCCGGCGGAGGCCAAGGCGTACTACATGGAATTTCTGGGTCAAGGACTCGGATCACTCGAAAAAGCCATGGCGGACAAGATCGGTCTCATGGCGTCTGTGTCGGCGAGGCTAGTGGATAATTCGACACGAGGGTCTGAAGCCGCGGAAACGGTGCGCTTGAGGTACATGAGCGAATCGGCCAGTCTCATCCACGTGATCGGCGCCATCGAATCGGCCCTGAACCTACTGTACAACATGCTGGCAAAACTGTTGGGCGTGCCCCAAACGGTGAGCATTCAGTTTTCGAGAGAGGTGCTCGGCACTGGTATCAAGTTTTCAGATCTGAAAACGCTTTTCGAAGCGTATTTCGAAGGCGGCGTCAGTAAGGAAACGCTACTGTATAACATGCGGCGCCTCGATGCCGTGGACCCGAACCGATCTGATGCGGATGAATTGGCGGCCATCCGTGACCCAGAACTTAGAGAAGCCGCTGCTGACACAACTGAGGAATGATCATGCCACTGAAACACAAAATCGTCAAGTTGGACGACGTTCCGGAACCATTCCGGGTGGAGTACAAGCCTGCGCCCGATGGAATCGGTTTCGTTCTCGACGTCGATGGTGTCGTCGAGAAGGCTCGTCTGGACGAGTTCCGTAACAACAACATCCAGCTGCAGCAGCAGCTGGACAAGTTGAAGGATGTGGACCCGGTCAAGTATCGGGAATTGATCAAAATCCAGCAGCAGATTGATGAGAAGCAACTCATCGAAGCCGGTAAGGTCAATGAGGTCGTGGAACTGCGTGTAACGGCTATGCGCGAAGAACTGACCACGAAGCTCGATGAAGTGACGGGCCAGAATTCGGTCCTGAACAAACAACTGTCGATACTTCTGATCGACAACGTGGTCAAGGACGCCGCGATCAAGAACGGCGTGGTTCCGACGGCCGTCGATGACGTTGTGCTCCGTGCGGCGACAGTGTTTCGAGTCGTCGACGGACATCCCGTACCACAAGACGCCGCAGGTAAGGTGATCTACGGACGAGATGGTACGACGCCGATGAGTGTGAGCGACTGGTTGGTGGGTTTGAAGAAGACCGCTCCACATCTGTTCGTCGGATCGAGTGGATCGGGCGCCGGCGGTGGCGATCGGACGTCCGTCATCGACATGTCCAAAGCGAGTCCGATCGACAAGATCAATGCGGGCCTGGCTTCGGCAGGAATGCTGACCCGACTACCGGGTACTTGAGTCCTAATTTTCTTCGATCAAAGGAGTGTACAACGTCGCCCAGCTGAGGTATAATTACGCCAAGATGTGGTCAGGGACCACATCATGAATCCGACGAACTCCAGACGCTTGGCAAGTGTCTGGAGTTCTCAGGACCCTCCGGTGGGGGGCTCAACCAGTTACCCACTTCCGGAGCACCCACATGGCATCACTGACCCTGGTCGAAGCGGCCAAAGTCCAACAGAACCCTCTGATTGCCGGCGTGATCGAATCGATCGTGACGGTCAATCAGCTCTACCAAGCCCTGCCGTTCGATCAGATCGTCGGCAACGCATTGCTCTACACGCGTGAGAACGCACTGGGCGGTGTGGCGCCGATCGGTATCGGCGGCGGCAGCAACAGCATCCCCGCGGCGGCCAAGACGCCTGCGACGTTCACCCCGGTCACGACGCCGCTCAAGGCACTGATCGGTGACGCGGAAGTCGACCACTTCATCGAGACGACCATGGGCACCCAGAACAGCCAACG